ACGGTTGCGCCCGCGAATGTATAGACTGAGCCGGTTGGCGCTGCAATTTGACTTTCAGCACCGACAAATGCTGTTGCTGCGAGCCGTGTCGTGCGTGTGCCTGTCGCTGGCGTCGGCGCGGCTGGCGTGCCAGTGAACGATGGAGATGCAAGCGGTACCCACGGTGATGATGTTTTGCCAACGCCCCATGCAATATCTTGAATTTCACGTTCGGTTAGCGCGGTTTTTGCCCATATTGTCGCATCAACTGACACATTAAAATCGGATGTATTCCCGTCAATCAAGCTGACGTATTTCTTTGATCCGTCGTTTGATAACAACACTGCGCCCTTCGGATAGCCACCAATCTTGCTCGCAAATGCTGCGTCGAACGTAAAAAAACCACCTGAGTTCAGGTGGCGAATATTGTCCGTGACATCATGGAGAACGCCATTAAAATCTTGTCGTCGAGGGGCTTTACCGCCAGCCGCCAACGGCGTGCTGGTGATCGGTGGAAACCCCGCATCGTAGTCCGGCATTTCTGATGCATCATTTGATGCGCGCGTCACCGGAATATTAGTTCGTGTGCCAGTTTTTGCAAACGGCACGGGAATTAGTTTTGGATTGCTCATGAGTTAAAAACTCCTTGGTTGAATGGTTGGTAATTCTGAAAGCCAAAAGTGTTGGGTAGGTCGCAAATGTAAAAATCAACATCTACCGCAGTTGGTCGTGGCAGAAGCCCGTTTACCTCAATAAGTGATTTTTCAAATGCATCAAGCGGGAACTCAAACACATATCGCCCTCGCATCTCGCCGATTGTTAAGTAATAACACCTACCGCGCCCCGCAAATAATTCACGTAGCAAGGCATTGATATTCGGAGCGGTTGCGTAAACAATGTTCGACATGGCTCTAACCATGATTAAGGTTCGATATGCGTCATCAGATAATTCATATATGCTTGAGCCTGTCGCAAAGGCAAAGGGCGCGTTGTCAAAACCTGTAAAGTCGTCAGTCGAAGCCTCAAAGCCAAACACTGTTCCTGAATTGGTTGTTTTAAATTTTCGCCCTACACCGACAATCCGCCCCCAAACATCTAAGCCATAACCCTTTGCTGTTGCAATGTCGAAAATATCCGAATAAAACTTCTGAATACTTATGCGTGGGTCTATCCATTCATTCATTTTTTCAATGATTGCACAAATTCGCTCAGAATTTGCATACTGAGAGATAATGGTTTTCTCAACATTGAGCATATCAAACCACCTGCACGTTAATGTTAGAAAAACTCACCGCAGGAACCTCGTCAATCCCTGCGACCACAGACGCGCCAAGCGTCAAGGAGGATTTTCCGACTTGTACAGAAATTAAATGCAGGCCATCGACAGCCTCTATAATGGTCGGCACAAATTTCATTGCGTGAATATGAGAACCAATACGCGGGCGATTGACACCTGAAAAAGCATTCACTATAGCGTTTGCAATTTTCACCGCGAAATCGGCGGGCAAATCTGCGCTTTCCTCTACTCGAATATCCCAATGTGTCTGTAAGACTGAGGGGCGTTGAAATTTAATGGTGTATTCAGGCTTTAGGTTCTCAAACGTCTCATCGTACACAAGCACAGACGTGTTACCCATGTAACTTGCGCCGTTTCCCGCCTTCAATAAAATCGCTTTCGCAATCGCTTCATCATCGCCACCAACAGCCGCAACATAAAGGCTATGCGCATCCATCATATAATTGGTTGCGCCGTATGTGATTTCGTTTCCTGTTTTGTTGTCATAAACAAAAACATCGCTTACGCCGCTTAAATTGAACACTTCTGAATAAACAGCGTAAGTCGTTCCATACGAATTTTTGGCAACAGAATTTTGACGTCTAAACTCAAATTCTTCGCGTGTCTCTGTGTTTTGACCAACAACTGCATCGTTTGGATTGCTAACCCTGTCCACGCCATCAAGAGCCGAATAAACCGAACTGATTGCGCCCGATAGAGCAACCACTGCACCCGATGTGGTGCACGTAAACAAAGCAGACACCGTACCACTCACAGGAATGGCTGTATCGGATTCTAAAGCCCACAAATAACCGCTTTCGTCTTTGACCAAAAACCCTGCGGGTACAGTCACGCCAGACATACCCAAAATATCGCAATAAGCGTATGAATAGGTCGCTGTTTTTCTCGTCAGAAAATAGATTTTTGCCAGAGCGTCCTGCCACACACCTGTTGAATATTGCGGGTCAAAATTGTTGGACAACTGCGCCAATTGATTATTTGCATCGCCAACAATCGCTGCCATTGATGATGCCAATTGACCTTGCGGTGTTTCTAAATTTTGGCTTAAGTTGCCACCAAAGGCTTCGTTAATGTCCGCCTGAACGCCGCTTAATACTTGCGCTTGCTGTGGAATGGATAAACCAGTGTCAGTAAATTCAATTTTTGGTACGTTTGTTGTCATAATGTCACGCCGTTTACTTTACCTGCTTCATCTGTGAATAAAACCTGCCCATTGATTGCTCTGCCATCGCGTAAAGTAAATACAGCCTTGGCATCGGTCACGCCTTTTACAGTCTTTGCCGCCGTCTCAAGTGCGTTGCAATACAACGAATAGGACGGGCGTTTACCCAAAGCAATCTCAAAATGCGGTACACCCTGTCTTGTGTCGAACCACAGTTCACCCTCAAATAATTTAATCGCGCTTGCCACGTCCTGAGCCTTGCTGTACGGGTCTGTCGCAACGGCAATGTTTCCTTGGGTATCCACAGATAAATCCCATGTTTTGGGCTCTAAATACAATGTGTGCATTAAGTTGGCACTCCTGTTTGTCCGTGATTGTCATTTTCTTGATGGGTATGATTAAGGAATGACTTACCACCTGACGAAACATCGCCCGATGCCGTAATGGTTGTGTTGGTCATTGCGCCCATTTGGTTTGCCGCTCCTGTGGTCTCGGTGTTGCCTTTGAACTTGATACTTGGGGCTTCCAAGATTATTTCTGATGGGCTTTTAATCTCAATGCCCGCATCGCTAAACCGCACGTATTGAGATGGCGCGCCGTTTAGCATACCGCCAAAATACAAACCATCTGAGTACGCAAAACGGCGTTTTGACTGTGCCGCGCTGGGTTGTTTGGTTTTTTTCACAATTGAAATATCGCGTGAACAAAAGCCACACATCCCAATATCGCCCACTTTCGGGTCAATGATGATTGCATTGCTACCGCCTTGTAATCGAAAATACGGGATATTGTGAATGGTTGCGTGCGCTATTGTTTTGTTGTCTGCTGTGGACAAATAAACCATCGGCACAACGTCCACAAACCCTACGGGCGATACCCCGCCATTATTGGTTACACCAACAATCTTGACCAGCATAATGGTTTGAATGTTGGAAAGAATTTGCTCAACAATAAAGGCTTGTGCGCCCGCGTCTGAAAAACCGTTCTCAGGGCTTGCAAAACCTCTTACCTCATTTTGGGATGACTGCGGCATTGCCTAACTCCGTTGCATTTACATCGCAGAACCATTGACCTTGAGGCAGTTCTGATTCGATATTGATGGTTAAACCGCAGACACGCCAATCACCATTACATTGCTTGACCAAACTGTCTTTAATCGTGATTTGCGTACCAAAGCGCAAATATCTGTCGTAAAGACATCTAAATGTGATGCCTGTGTCCGTGGGTACTGGATAGCCAATTAAGCCCGATTCAGGCGTAATCACAGGGACTTGAGTTTTTCTCGGATAGCCTTTGGGCGCAATCGCAACCACATCCACATCGTTGTATAGTTGAATGTCCGCATCTTTGGCCAGCCGCGTCATTCGGTCTTGTAGGCTTTCTGCTGAATAAAAATCTGTGACTTTTTTATCAACCCCGTTGTTCTCGAATGACTTATTGAGCAATTTTGCCCACGCCTCAAACAAGCCCGCAACCAAAGTTTCACCTTTATGTGTTTCTGGTGGAATGGCTTGTACTTTTTCAAAGTACCCCATAGCGCAATCCATCACCAAACACACATCTGGCGCACTCGAATAATCAGGGTAAGCAAAGGTGATGTTTCCGCTAAACACCACATCGAGATTGTCAGGGTCTGTGCCCGCCTCAATCGTCACAAGATTGTTTTGTCGTCCATGCGTATTCCAATTTACATTGGTCAATTTATCCATCACATTCGCAGACACGCCCCATATCTTGATTTTGGCTGACGGCATGACCGCACCGTTGCCGAATCCGATATTGCACGAGGTTCTGAACCCCTGCAAAACCACCGAATTAGCATCATCTTTGAACGATGATGAGGCTTGCGCGTTGGTGCTGTCTTGCTTAACCAACGTGATTGTGGCGCGGATGATTTTTCTTGAGAAACTGCCCATTATTGTAATGTCGCAATCAGTGTGGCAATTGATGTTAAAATATCGCCGCATTTCCAAACAATCACAGTGGCAGTAATCAGCGACCACAAAAGCAATAAGCGTTTAGTCGGTAACATAGATAATCCTTTATTCGGCATAGTACACCAACACAAACCGCGTGCCAAGCCCTGTGTAATTCGGTGTATCGTTACCTTGCGTGCCCACAATTGCCAATTCACCGACAAAGCCCGTATAAGATGAATTAACAATCGGCATCGCATGGTGACAAATTCGGTTGCGCACGATGTACGATTTATTCAACTGTATATCTGCGTATAGTTCGCCATTGCGCGTTTGTAGGGCTATGGTCACATTTTGACCGCTCAACACAACATCTAAAGTCTGTGAGGGTATCGGCGAAACGGGGATGGTGTAATAGTTCATTATTTACCCGCCATTGTTGCCAATATGGATTTATTCTCGCCCTTGGTGGCTTGTGTCTGTCCATTGTTCACTTGATTTTGCGCATCAGGGCTCTGTGCCGCGCTGGTGTCCGCAACGTCTTTCTTCACATACTGAACCGTCACCTCTCGAATTTGCTCAAAATGAATGTTTACCTTTAACAATCTCGCGCCATCGTTTGCCTCGCGCGTGTAATCGTAACCAGTAATATTGCAATTCCGATAAATGGATTCAGGGGTGATGATGGTAAACAAGTCAATACTGTTTGCCAACGCTTCAATCTGAGCCAAAAACGCGCCGCGCTCAAACACGCCGCCACTGCCCTTGGTCATTTGTACGGTCATATTGTACGGGTTTGCCACTTTGTTATAGTGTGCGAACGTGCCGTTTTCCAACGGGGCGGATGACACTTTAGATGAGTTGTTATAGCCCACCTTGGTGACATTATCCGCCAATACCAAAGGGAATCCGTACTGGTCGAATACACCCCATTGATGCCCAAAGACTAAATCTATAAGCATCGCGCCGCCGAAATTAATCAGCGCATTGGATGCCGCTTGCGATAATGACAGATTCATTATGCCATCCCCGTATCAAATTGAATTGCCCTGTTGTACACCGCGCTGCTTGCCGCCATTAAATTATCTTTCAGCGTATTGGCCGAGGTGTGCACATGAACATCGCCATTCATAGCAATTTCAGTGGTTTTATTCACGTTTGTGGTACTCATTCGCGCGGAGTTTGAGGCTTGTTGGGCAAAATTTTGGGCTGAATAATAGTCTTTTTGATGAGCTCTAAATGATGGGTTTTGCACCATTTCGCCTTTATCAATATAGCCGTCTTTATTAGAATCCCAAACTTTATTCAAGTTATAAGCAGAGCTTCCTTTGCGGTATCCATAACCCGTTACTGCTGTATAGGCATCAGCAACGCTTCTATTTTGCCCCGCCTTAAACCCACGTTCTTTGAAATATTTTTCAACATAATTCATTTGCTCATCAAATGAAAGGCTCGCAAACTGATTGCGAGACATACCGTAATACGCGCCTTTTGTTCCGCCACTTCCAGACATAAATTGAATTAGCCCAGTGGCGGACGAAAGTGGGTTTTTTGCGCTTGGTGAGAATGATCCACCCGTCTCAAATGAGATAACCGCGGCTAAATCATTCGGACTTACACCAATATTTTTTGCAACACGCGCTATTGATTCCAATTTGTCTTTTCCGAGGTTTTTACTGCTCTTAGGCAAACTCTGTTTAATTTCCTCATTGCGTTTACCCAACTCTTGAATTTTATTGTCATGATATTGGGCAGACTTTTCGTCACCAGTGATTTGAGCGTTGAGTTTAGCCGCTTCGTGATACATTTGCTTTGCGCCGACTTTATACTGCTCGGTGGTGCTTGCAAACTTGGCTTTTGCCTCCTCCAAAGACTTATACGCGCCAATCAAGGTCAATATCTTGGCGGCTAAGTTCTCTACGGTTTCGGCGGCTTCCTTGATTTGATTTTTAAACCATCCCCAATCAAACAAAGAGGTGCCCCCCTCTGACCATGTTTTATAGTCGTCATACAACAAACCGAAGGCGGTAGCCAAGGCAATCACAGGGGCAGCCATAACCAAGATTGGCGCAAGCAAAGCCCATGTCGCGGCAGTAGCAGACACCAAGGCAGGTATCAGCATGGCTGTTAGAACCACCGCCAATCCAACAAAGAACGCTTTTACAAACTTTTCATGCTTGGTTAGAAAACCGACAAACGCGCTCACTATCTTGACCAATTTAGTCAAGGATGGTGTGATTGCGTTAACAATAATTATGCCAAGCGATTCAAGTTGTTGGTTGAGCAATGTGCGAGACTTTGCTAATTCACGACTGGCTTTGCGTTCTGCGTCAGTGGAGCGATAGATTTTCTTTTGTGTTTCGAGCATGTCCTGCATCGCACCACGCCCCTGCAGCATGACATTCAGCGTTTCCTCATCAAAACCCATCATCTGCCCGAAGTTGAACGCATCTGCACGCGACATACCCGCGAACCTATCTGACAGGTCAAGCATGATGTCGGTCATTGGGCGTGCTTGACCAGCGGCATTGAACATGCTCACACCAAGCGCACGCATGTATGGCAACATGGACGATTGACCGGTGACGCGCATGTCTGTTTGGGCTTTGGAAATGGATTGCAGTGCGTTTTTCATGCCACCTGCGCTACCACCCGCCATTTCAGCCATACCCTCCCACTCAGCCAAAGCACGCGCACTCAACCCGAGATTTTTTGAGGTTGTATCAAGTTTATTGTTTAACTCAGTAACATCATCAATCAGTTTTTTTAGCCCAGTGCTGACAATTGCAGCACTGATAAACCCAACCAATTTTCCAGCGGCAATATCAAAAGATTTGGCGGTTTTTTTCGCCCCTTTTTCCATTTCATCCATGCTTTTTGTCGCTTTGGATGCTTCGCCTCTAAACTTGGATGTGTTGATTCCAAGTTCAAAGAATAGGGTGTCAATAACTGTTGCCATTTTATTTATTCACTGGTTGTTGGTTGTGCGCATCGACTAAAACGACCTCAACCATGTTGTACGCATCTTCAAGGCTGTAAACGGTCTGTAATTCATGTAACGTTGCTATGCGTGCACTTACACACATGCCGATAATGTATGTGAGGTTTATGTACTCAACTGGGACTCGCTCGTGTCGCTTTTGTCCAAAATCGACCCAAGCGCGCTTTGCAAAAAATCGGTATGCAATTTGAATACCTCCTTGCGTAAAGTCAAATACGTGGTGAAGTCTTCAATATCGCCGACCTCATGGTTAATAGGGCGCGGATTCCCGCCATCAGGGATGATTTCTGCGCACTCAAGCAATTCGTTTAGCAAAGGGATACCATCCTGAGGCTTGACCTTAGCAAGCGCCGCAAGCGTCATTTGCACCATCCCCGCCATACCGAGATTAGCCGCTGGCAAGTAATCCGAATCGAACCCTGAATTTGCCATTGCAAACAACGCCCGCATTGCCCAGTTGTCCGCCTGAGCCGCTGGCATTTCGGTGATTTTGAAAGTCTTGCCCTTATCGCGCCCACTCTCTATCGTGATGTTTTTGGTCTTGCGCATTAGATAGCCTCGACAGGTTGAACAACAATTTTCAAAGTGTATTGCAGTGGTTCAAGCAATTTTTTCGCCGATGATGATTCTTTGTGCCCCACCAAAAAACCCGATGCGCTGTATCGCTCTTTAATGCTTGGCAACTCACAAGAAAGATTACAGTAGTAGGTTTCTTGGTCGCGCTTCATGGTGTTTACCCACGTCAAGAACAACGAACGTGATGGGCTGTTTGGCTCAATCGTGATGTTGAAGTCCACTTCGTAGGGAGTGAAGCCACCCGATTGTTTGCCATCCACACCCATGCGTGTTTCACCGATTGCGCCATCGCCCAAGTCGAAAGCATTATCAGCCGCGTAACCCTCAATCTTGATGAACTGGTCGAAAATTCGCGGCACTTGAATGAGCAAGATACTGTTTGCCGATGTTAATGTTTTGCCTTTGTTTGTTTGCATTATTTGCCCCAATAAAAAAAGCCACCTCGAAAGGTGGCTTGTGGTTTAATTCGGTTGTTTACTGTACGTTGATTGATTCAAGGACGATGCTATGTACTGAGCCGCCGTCTGTGTACCAAAAACTCATAGGCATAGATGCTCGGTTCGCCCGTGTTTGTGCGCTTGCTTGTTGAATCAATAGATAATACCCGTTCGATTCGACTTGGCTTGCCGCGTCAAATCCGCAGGCTGAATTGATGATTGCCTTTTGCTGCTCCGACAAAACAACACCCGCGCGAATCGAACCAAAGTTCAATGCTTCATTGATTGGGTCTTGACACGCCGCACGCTGTAAAGCAATGCCCAGCGCGTTGTATGGCACGGATTTAGCGGATGTCAACAAAGTCATCAATGCCAACTGGAATTGGCTATTCAAACGAATTTGGTTTACAAAAGCGTCCAACCACTCCCACTTACCAGCGATTTGACCGTTGTACAAAAACACAAATTTATCGTTTGCTGTAGCCCAATTACCGTAAAAGTTATAACCATTGGCTTTTAAATTCAAAGCAGTGGTTTCATTGGTCACATCAAATGTCAATCCTGATTGCCCTTTAAATGCGAAAGTGATGCGCCCGTTGGTTTGGGTGAAGTCAATTGATGCAATTGCGCCACAAACAAAAGAGGCTTTGTCTAAACCGCCGTAAACAGGTGCTGTGCCATTGAATTTGTTGTCATTGAGGTACACGCCCAAGCACGTTGTATTGCCCGATACATCCGCCCCAACCTCAAAGCCCCAAGGCACATAAACATATCGAGAGCCCTGAGCGTTTGACCATTCCGAGAACAGTTTTTTGTTTTCAATGGTTGGTTCGTCAATGGTTGTAAACGACCCCCAGTTTTGCGTGGCGTTTTTAACCGCGTTCATCACCTCAGTTGGTGATTCTGCATCTGTGCCCTGAGAAATGGTTACGCCTTTGGCTGTTGTCAAACCTAAAGCAGTGGCAAGTGTACCCGTTGCCGCTTCAATGATTGAACTCTCACCCGTGGTGCTTGAGTGAATCTCGAAAGCCTGTAATTGTGTGTCAAACTCAACAGTCGCTCCCAACGCTGTTGCAATGATTGATGCTGCATTGCTGAACGATGTTGCGCCCGACAAACCCACATTCGATGCTGTTTTATCTACACCATCAATCTTGACCGTGATGTTGCCACTGATTGCTTGCAATTGCGTGAGCGTGTAATTGCCCATGTCTTTGCCTCGCAAATACGCACCCACACCTGCTGCCGCATATTGAAAGAAGAACAAAGCACTCGGTTTGATGTGCGAGCCATCGAAACCAAGAAAATACTTTTGTGCCGCCAAATATTCTTGTGAGGTTTCACCAAAAAATTCGCCAACGCTATCCGCAGAGGCAAACGCCATCGCCTCACCAATCGGAACGTTGGTGTTTGCCGTTAGAAACACGGCGTTCATAGATAAAGGGCTGCCGCCACCACTGAGTACAGATGGATTGACCTGTACAATCTGACTTGCAGGAATTGATTTGCTCATTGCTTTTCCTTAATTTAACAAATTAACAGTTACAGGCATTTCATCAATGAACACCTGCTCGTGAGTTACTACTGGGTTGTATTGCATGACCGCCTCAACCATGTAGCGGCTTTCATAATTTTTTTCTTCGTTGGTGATTGGCATAAACCGCGCATCATTGGCATAAAGCGGCTGCACCACGCTCAAACCATCGCAAGCGTGAAAATCGCGCCACAATTCAACGAACGTTTGCGCTTGATTTGGGGCGTTGTAGAAGTCCAACTGCATCGTGACCTCGCGCGATTGAGTTACTTGCGCTTGGTCTTGCTCAATGTCATACTCGTGCCAGTTGGTTGATATTGCTCGATTAAACAGTATTCGCATCACCACAAATGAGCCGTTTGGCATAGGTACGTTATTGCTATAACCCTGTACCGCCTCGATGTTGAATAAGCCCTTAATGTACGCTCGAATATCCTTGTAAATATCGCTGTCGGTTATGTTAATTGTCGGCATAACAACACCCTGCTCCAGTTCTGCCACGATTCCATGACCTGAACGATTTTCCATTCAAACACATCGGAATCGTTGTGCTGTTTGAAAATCAGCGTATCCGCGCCCGTTTGGTTATACCTACTCACGCCATCAAGGTTGCAATTGATATGCACAGCGCGTGAATATCCTTGGATGCCGAGCGATTCCACCAATTGCAACTCTGTACTGCTCATGGGTTGCGATTGAATCAATACGCTTTGCTCTGAATAACTTGGCACGCGAGAGCCATCATCGTTGGTTATGTAGCCAGTGTTGCGCTTCAAAATCGCTGGCACATTCGGGTTGATTGCAGACGTGTACTGATTCGCAACTGCTCTTAAATTAATCATCTACTACCTCTGAGCCGACAGAATCGCGCATGGTCAGCGTGTCACGAAGTGGGCTATTAAACCCTTTACGCTTCACGGTTGATTCGGCATTGGGAGGGTCTGTGAAGTTTTCTATGGTCTCTTTGACCTGACCCGCAATCCCATCACCCATCAGCCCAAGCGCAACACCTGAATCATTGCCTTTTAGAAGTTCCGCCGCCGATTTTCCCCAGCCCTTGGACTTTTCTTTAATGGTGTTTCGCATGAATGCGCGAGGCGGTGATGTGGCTGTTCCGTACTCATTCCATAACGCGACTTGAGCAACTGGCGTTCCGTCTGCCTCGGTTGCCCCTGCAAAAAACCCCACCCGAAGTTTTTTACCCTCTAACTTCTTCGCTATCGAACCAAGGTCAACTTTTTGGACTCTTTTTACACTACTCATAAGGCACATACCTGAATGAACGATATTTCTTGGTTTTTGCCCAAAAATCAGCACCGAAAGGTGTTTGTAAAAAATACGCCTGCTGCTCGCCAATTGATGCGCCATAGTCCATGCTGACCGTTACGCTGCCCTCAGTTGCACTCGAAACGCGCCCAACAAGCCCGCTTGTGCTTGGCGTACCCGCTGGGTTGTTAAAGCCATTCAGCGTTGCGAAATGAGCCATCAACAGGTGCAGGAGTATCTTTCTCTCGCCAATATCAACAACAATCGACTTGTCGGTGTTATTCACCATCAAGCATGCCTCATCGAAGTAGTCTTGTAGCAACTCTTCATCTGACACGTTAATTGTTGGGTATCGCCGAGAGAAATACTCAGTATCAAGAGAAACGATTGCCATGCTTATGCTTTAGAAACAGACGCTTCTTTAGAGGGGTCGATTGGCTCTAATTTGGTTTTATTGCTGGTTTTTTCCGTGGCTTCCGCTTTGGTTGATTCGGTTTTTCCATGCGCGAACACATGACCATTTTTAACCATTGCGCGGTCTTTGTTTGCCGCCAGCCAAGCGTCCCACAATTCTTTATCCACGCCCTCGGTAATACCGTGGCCACCAACAATTGCGGTGTCATTCGCGCCTTTGAGCATGTGCGATTTGTTGCCTACTTGAATAATCAAGCCGTTGGGTAATTTGCAGCCCACTGTTACTGTTACTGTTGCCATTTTTTTCCTTACCAATAAAAAAACCACCCCGAAGGGTGGTTTATGTGAGTGATGCTTGTTTACGAGGCAATCATTGAAGCAATGAAGAATGGGCGATAAATAATCGTCCCCCATGTGCCTTGTGTTTTCTTCTGAGTGAAAGATGACAACTCGATTTTTACAGGGTGTGCACGCATTTTTTCAGTGAACGCGCATTCTGCGGTTTGTTGCCCCTCGTAGTTGTCCACAATCAACTGCACAAACTCACCGGCGTCTGTTGAATATTCAGGCGCAGTTACAATCTTCATGTTTGGAAAGTTCTTTTTGAGTTGGTCATGGACATTCACGTTGTACGTGTTGGTCTTGTTCAGTGCCACCTCAGCGGTCGGTGACATTGCCAACGTCATCGCTTCTGTTGTTTCAATCAAACCATTTGATTGAGTTTGCAATTGCAAGAACAACTTACGGATTGATTCGTAAATCTTACCGCCATCGGTTGTTGTAGCGTCCCAAGCATCGTCAGCAGTGATAGACGCTGGCAAACTTGGGTCATTCAACAAGCCATAGTTCTTCAAGCCATCAATGCCGTAAAAATACGACTTGTTTTGGAATTTATTCAACGTCAAAACAGAAGCGATATTCACACGACTCGCATAATCAATCTTAGCCAATGCCGCACGCTCTAACTCTTGCTCACCCCACTGTGTTACCACTTGGTAGTGATAAGACTGGCGGGTGGGGAAGTTCACGTTAGCACCTGCCGAGCCGTTGTTCGAGTAATCACCATAAGATGACACTTGACCAGTTGATTCAACCATCATAAATGTGGTTGTATCGGTTACCCAGTCGCCTTTCTTGACCTCACCCAAAATCTCGGTTGCCTTCATCGGCGATACCAAGACCTCAATCAGTTTGGGGTCAAAGTAGTTTGCCAACCATGCAGGCACACCTGAATTAGACGCTGTAACCAACGCGGGTTGAGCGTCCATCGCCATCGCAAAGTTGCGAGAAAGTGCTGGGTCTAAATAACCCTTTTGCGGCTCCATGAACACGATGCCCGCGTCCTGTGCCAACATATTTAATTCTTCACGAATTCCCATAATTAACCCCATGTAGTAATTTGAGCCAATTCACCTGCGGCTGCTGTAGATGCCACTTTGAATGCTGTCTCTGTGTAACCTGATACGGTTGCGCCCGCTGCCGCTGATTTAACAGAGCCGTCCGTGTCGCTTGCAAATACCTTTTGACCAATGGTCGCTCCATCAGCAAACTTAGCCCAATAATCGCCGCCCACCATTAGCGTGATATTGCGCCCAGCCTGAATGGTATTGCCCGATTCAGACATCCACGTTGTGATGGTGGCTTGTTGCTCGCGGTGAACAAAACCAATTCGGCCGCCAGCCGCTTTGGCATTGATCACCACACCATCAGCATCCGCCCACGCGAACACACCAACCGTTACTCCGCTTTCACCAGTCACCAACGCGCCCTCTGTTGCGAGCATTGATGCGCGTGGGTTCGCAGATGCAAAATCACCCGCAATTGCGGGTGCTTGTTGTCGATTTACTTGCGTTTGAAATCCCATGATTTACGCCTTTCCAATTCGTGATAAACCTTTGAATTTTTCGTGCAAACTCGATACTGCCGCACCATCCATTGCAGGTTTGTTTTTTGGTTTGTCTTTAAGCATTGTGACCATCGAGCGATACGCGCTCGGATGAACACCCGTGACGCTCACGCCACTTTGCTCAAGTGCGAATTTATACACATCGTTCGCGCTGTCCAATGCCACTTCCCCGACAAGCGGGGCAACTTCTTTTTGCGCCACAGACAAGTCACGCATTTCTGATTTGGCTTGCGCCACTGCTTTTGCAATTGCTTTATCCATACTAATGCCTTTATCTTGCGCGGGTTTTGGTGCGCCACTATCAGGACTGTCGGGTTCTTCATCCTCAGTTGGATTTTCGACTGGATTCTCATCGCCAGCAGGCTTCAACATATCCATTGCTGTTTGATAGTCATCTTCGGACAATTTACCTTTCAAAAATTCACCAATACCGCCCTCGTCTTGCCCTTGTGTTGGCAATTTGGGTGTTGGCAATTTGGGTGTTGGCAATTCGGGTGTTGGCAATTCGTCTTTTGCTTCTGAGATTTCCACATTCAATGCGCCGATGATGGTTGCTACGTCTTGCACGTCGATGTCACCATCTTGTGCCACCTTGCCGCTGAACTTGGAAAGCATCGAAGCAATGCGCGTCACTGCGCCTTGTTTGAGTTTGCTCATAATGTTCCTCTTAAAAAATGGGTCTTTGTCGCTTACTACCACATCACGCCCCGCACGACCCACATCCACGAGTGCAACGTGATTCCCTTTGATATTGCGCATCACACCATCGTAATGCACGCCCTCATACTCGCCAGCGGTCATATCTGCGTCATAATGATATGCACTGGATAATTCGCGCTGCTCCTCATTCTCAATCACATCTATACCCTCTTTGTCCCACACCGCTAACGAACACCTCAGGTATGGGTGCTCATACACCACGTCGCTGCCTGTTGTTCCGACAGTAATCATTCGTTCGGAATCTTCCGCATTGACTGGCTTATGCTTGATGAGTAATTGCAAGTTATTAAAAGTCGATGCGGCTTTCTCTAACTCCTGCGGGTCTCGCAACATGTAATAGATTTTGTCTAGCTCAAGACCTAACCCTTGCCAGTTCGGTATCTCACGTCCATAGTATGGATTAACCGTTGCCTTACTAATATTCGATGAGGCAATGTGCATACGCCCGTCTTGGTCATAGGAGCGTAGTGACTTGTCGAGTGCCATGTCAACCGCTACGCCAGCGGCGCGCATTTTGTCTTTAATCGTTGTGGTTCTCATGCCTGACCGCACCCCCTTTACACCCGAAGCCTTAGCAAGTGCTATTAAGTCGTTGTAACGCTGTACACCAGCATTAAAACGTTCTTCATTCTTTTTGTCGTACTCTGACTGCCGTGCTTTGCCCTCATGGGTTTCAAGCCCTTTTTCCCGCGCTAACTTTCCCCACGATGAAATTAAATGCCCGTTATGCACATGTGAGCCAGATTTTGGAAACCACGTTAGGCTTGAGCCATTGCGCAACATGTCGCGCTGTGCTTGTGTGGTTTCTTTGATGTCATAAAGCGCGGTTTCTTTGGCATCGTGATACGCTTGATTACGCACCGCATAGGCTTTATCTGTTTCGCGCTCAATCTTCATGGGAATAGCTAAACGCTCGTGTCCACTTGGAATTGGCACGTCTAAATACGGGTTGTGCGCCCCCATCTTGTTGAGTTCAGCCGCCGCTTGTTTTGCTTGTTCTGCGCTTTCGCCATTCTCACGGTTTGCAACACTGGTTAAACTATTGATTTTATGCGCTGGGTGTTCTTGGGTTTTCGCTTCCTCATGCGGCTTACAATGAGACCGCTTTAATCGGTAGATCTCTTTAGTTATTTCTCTGCCTACATCTGATAATCTATGCTTGTATTTATTATCACCCTCAGAAATCAGCCCGTTTTTCACAAAAGACTCAATCAAATCAGCCTTTTGTCCTCTCGCGTCTAACTCTGTAAAATTAGGGTCTATTGTGAATTCATGCTTATGGACATGCTCTCCAAATTTCTGCGCTACTTTTTCATCCACATTCATATACTGTGGCATGTTCATTTTTTTCCCTGCCGCAATAATGTTTTTCGATTTTTCGCCAGATAATTTCTGTGGTGATTTTGGTTTTGCGCCCGCTGGTTCTGCGCTTTCGCCATTCTCACGGTTTGCAACACTGGTTAAACTATTGATTTTATGCGCTGGGTGTTCTTGGGTTTTCGCTTCCTCATGCGGCTTAAAATCGGGACTATTAAACGCGCTTGATTTCTCATTGATGCGATTCGCACTCATGGATTTAGGCGAGATTTTTTGACCGTTCAATTTACCGCCCGCACCGCCTTTGATTGTGTAACCCTCGCCCTCTGTGCCACCAATCAACAGGTGTGAACCTGATTCGGTTGTAATCCAATGTTCTCCATCTTGGGCAATCATCACATCCAAGTCGTGTATCAATTCTGCTTCATCTTGTGTCATATCAGAACCCTTTAATCACTGCCTTTGACCAGCAATTACAGTTTATTTCTTCGGCAGGCAGTACCCATTTGCCATCAAGGTACATGCCTTTGTTGATGTCGAATTTCTTACCGTTTGCCTTGACGTGGCTTTCGCGGTAGTTCTCAGGCTTGTGTGAATTGGTGTGCATCCAAATTGCTTCGGTGATTCCTAACTCTTCGCGCCGTATCTGTTCTAATTTTGCAAACGTTTTTTTGTTTTGGTCACGCGCTATAAATGCGGCTCGTTTATGCGTCTTGCCGAAGCGTTTTTCTAACTGCTCCACCATCGCGCCCATATCACCGCCAGCGTTTACCATTCGCCACACATCTTTCTCGATGTCAGTATGAAATTGAGCAGGGATGGATTTAATCAGCGCGACATTCTCAGCAATGATTGAGCGTTCGGCATCTTTCATGGCTTGGGTCATCTTGAAGTCAATCGTCCATCCAGCCTCCTTCATGATGCCCATCATTGCGACACGGTTGTGTTTTAGCGAACCATCAACAAAGCCGTTAGCAATCTTTTGAGCCATTTCATCGAATTTCCGATTCCACGTCTTACCCAATTTTTTAAGCACAACAGACAGCCAATCATGGGCTTTGTCTTGTGCGATTAAGTGACCGTCTTTCCTCCACGAGGATTTGAGCCAATACAGATAAGACCCGCACATCTGCGCTACCATGCGCTCAAGTTGCTTCTGATACTTTATCTGTACTGCCGCGCTCGCCGTTATCCGCTTGAGCGTTAAGTCCTTGCCTGTCGGGGATATTAGTTTCCTCATTGTCCAATTCCTCAGGGTTATCAGGCGCTTCAATTTCTTTGGTTAACTCCAAGCCCTCGTAACCACTGTTAGGGTCTGTTGCTAAGCTTTGGCGCACTTCCTCAGCATCAATTGAGCCCATCTGAACATATATCTGAGCAGTATCTGCCGCCGTCTTGCGAACATTGGCTAAGTCTGCGCCATCCAATTGCTTGAGTTGCACAAAGTCAAATGTGATGTCAGGGTCTATTTCGCCGAACTGGTCAAGTTGTATCAGTTGGATAATAATGCCTAAGGGGCTACGCAAATGCGCCTGCTGTAGGCTGCGAATGTGGTCATAATAAACCGCAATCTCGCCCTCTGAATTGGCGTTTAACCCTGTTGGAGTAATGCCCAACAACTTAACCAAGGGAGTATGACTTGGTGCAGCTTGTTGCTCCTGCGCTTGCGCTTGCAGCGCGTCCATCCCCGATAACGGCGTGTTGAATTGAAAGAACTCCTCAGTTCCTTTATCAATCATCATCAAGCCGCGATTGTCTCGGACTTTGTTATACAACTTCGCGCGTGCCACAATGTCATCCACAGAGCCAGCCTGTAGAATATTCGACATATCCGTAGCAATACCAGACAGCGAGAAACTGTGTATCAATTCGCTGACAGCCTCACTGGTGCGGTGAAAACGCTCAACGTATGGCATCATCAATTGCGACATGCTCATACCGCCAAAGTTATAGGCGGGTTTCAACATGTCAGGTACAGGGCGCATTACAATCGTTAATAGACGGCTTGCGTGTGTCTCTTGACCCAAAATAAACCATGAGTTAGGCAAGAAAAAATCATCGCGCGCAGGGTCGTTTGCGTTGTAACTATTGGGACTTGTCCATATTGGCTCAATGACTTTGAAGCCTTTTAGACTGCCTTTAGCCACTGTTTCAGGCTTTAATATAAGTTTGCCATTACGTGTCGCGCCTTGAGCATCGTTGATGTTGATGTAAATCTGCGAACGCCCGAATAGATGCTCTAACTCAATCGCTTTACGGATGTGTTCGCGGACTTTGTGACGCTCCAATTCGTCCATGATGACTTTAATCTTCTCGGATTTATCGCCATCGGCATTGCTCTTTAACTCAATCCACTCACGCACCATTTCGTTCGCGGTGGTTTCAGCGACCGAACGGTACTCTGAGATTTGCGATAACTCAGCCAATCGAGGGTAGCCAATAAACCCCATGTTCAGCGCATACGAACTCAAAGCAAAGTAATCACCCATCATGCTGCTTGCGCTGTCCATCGCAATTGATGTGGGGCGCACGTTAACAGGCAGAATGGGCAATTCAATTGGGTATGTTTGCGCGTCTTTTTGCTCTAAGTAGATGGAGCGGTCAAGCGCACGCGACAAACCAGCCCAAACCTGCTTTTTGCGTTTGGATTTAAATTTACTCATATTTTATTAAGTTCGTTTGCGTTGATGCGCAAGCCTGTTTGGAGTGGCGCAAATGCCATAACAAAGGCATCCGCCTTATTCGGCGAAGGAATGCCGCGTTTTTTTAGGTCTTTTTTACTCTCGACTTTGACCCGCCCGTTGTTGTCATAGTCCACTCGTGGGCGTGACAATTCGGCTTTGAGGTACTCTAAATCTTTGATGTTGGACGACAGGCTAATCATCTGATCGACGGGGAAGACATCACCATGCTTGACCGCGCGCCATGTGTTGAAAAAGCGATCA